TATTAACTTTGTTCCAAGGTGATAATGATTTTTGCCACTTCTCACCTAGCACACGTTCAATGCGACGACAGATATAAGGGATGTCGTACAGATTACAATTCCAACCAGTAACCACATCAGGAGTGTTCTCTACCCACCAAGAATGGAAATCAGATAACATCTCCTGTTCAGTCCAGAAGCAACGATACTCAGTATCAATCTTTGCTTCACGGGTTCCCCAAGTGATGAACTTACCACTAGAAAGATCTTTAATAGTAATAAGAAGCATCTCCTCTTGACACGCTTCGGTATCAGGGAAACCATTCTCGCAAGCAACCTCGATGTCAATCGTATAGATCTTCATCTGCTCAAGGTTTGCCCTCATATCCTGAGGGTATTTTTCTGAGATCCATTGATATACAAATCTTTCGTAACCGTGCACCTCAAAACCTTCAACACCTTTATACTTCTCGATGAACTCACGAGCACGTTTAGCACCGTCTTGTTTGACTGGTGCCATCTTCTCGCCATCAAGAGTCTTCCATTTACCTTTCGGTGATGGAACATACAGTGTTGGTTTGATGATTTCCTTATACGAAATAGGGACACCATCCTCATACCCTCGGCAGAGAATAGCGTCACCTAGTAGTGTTACGTTTGTATAGACTGAACTCAAAGCGCCTTCTTGTAGTTGGTTACGGTCTCTTCAGACGGTTCAACTATAGTCAAAACAACGTCAGTTGTCAAGAACATATCACGTTGATCTGAGTAGTAGGGATACTTTTCAAATTTCCCATCAGTGATCTTCATACAATCAGAGATAAGGTATGATGGTTCCTCATCTAGTTCTGTGACTGCACCCATTAGGTGCGTGTGGTCCTTAAGAAGGATTAGTTTCAGTGGTTGCATTTCCTTTGATACAGGTTTTCCATTTAGATTCCACCTCAGGGTGTGGATTGTAGATTGTAGCGACGTTGCTCAATACTACTAGTGTAGCATTATTTTTAGAAAGTGGGATCCAAGGGAATAGTTCCAAGTTCAGGTCGTTAATTTTTTGTGGTGTTTCTTGAGTACCCTCAAACAACATTTCTGCTGAAGCGTGTAGATTCACTTGATAAGGATCCTTCATAAGGTATCCAATTGGGGAATAGGATTTCTCCTCAGGGTACGCTTCTTGAACATCAGCGATTACGTCCTCGCCATTGATCATTCTTACGATTTTTACGGTCATAATTTTCAGTTAGGGTATTGTAAACACCACGAACAATATGTGCGAATGACTTATGTACATCCACATTATGTTCATCGTTAATCATTCTAGCATATCCTAGAACCTCGTCAACATATCTGGTTGGAACATCGAGTGTGATCGATTCATAATCGTCGCTCCCCCTCGGAGCGCAGTTCACATAGTGATTCATAAAAAAACTCCATAGAAAAAGAGACCCGAAGGTCTCTTCTGTTGTACATTATGTATGCTACTTTCAGTCGTTGCCAAATTGTGAGCAATCATTTCTCCTGCAGTATTGTTTCACGTAACCGTGAATATCAACTTCATAAGTATGGTGTGCTCTTGTATGAACAAACTCAATGAATCCTAAGGATCCACCTATGATCAGAATCATATGGACTACTGGATTCGATAGCAATTTTTTCATTCGTCATAGTGACTACTCAATATTATATACCTTTCTTTTGTGACTGTCAGGTACGATTTTATTAAGTTCTATGGTCAAAAGACCATCTTGGTAATCGATGCTGCCAAGTTTCACATCATCAGAGAGTGTGAATGTCCTTGCAAAGGTACGTTTCGCTACACCTTTGTGTAGGTATCCTCTGTGGTCATCGTTCTTCTCTTTGACTGTCCTGATTGATAGGACGTTAGTTTCTGTTGCGACCTCGAACTCATCCTTTCTGAATCCTGCTAGTGCTACTTCGATCTTCCATTTAGTTTCTGACTCTTTGATCAGGTTGTATGGAGGGTAAGATTTTGTCTCGTGATCTGCTAGTGCTCTTGACTCTAGTCTGTGAAAGATATTGTCGAGTCCGACTGAGTATGACCTAGATGCCTGTAAGATTTTATCTAGATCACTAGATGTGAATTGATTCATTTGTACTGCTCCTTAAAGCGAGAGTTTTGGTGTTGTCCCCGAAGGCGACACAATTATTTATAGTCATAGCAGTGGATCACAGGTACGGTTAAAACGGTATCATCTGTACAGTTTTCTCGACGCTAAATAGGCTAGATGTATTAATTACCCATTTAAAAAGATGAAAAGAGCAGCGATGCTTTTCGTAATGACTTTGATGACGGCACCTGCATATGCCGATGTTACACATAAACTATCTTCTTCAGTGCAACTCACAGTTGATGCAGCGGCAACCAATGTTCAACGTGTTGGTTCCACTTATAGTGTTAGTGGAAACAATGTGACCACACAGTACACACCTTCTGGTGGTAGTGCTACAGCATCTATTGGTAGTCTTACAGTCGCATCAGGAGTTGGAGCGATTCCTACGTTGTCAGCAACTCAGGCAACTGCAGGAGAATCCTTCAGCTTCACTCAGTCATTCTATCAAGGTGACGCTTTAGGTTCTGGTGCACCTTCTACTGGTGCAGTACATAACTTCAGTAACCAGACATCAACTGCTGCTGGTACTGCAGGATCCCTTGCTGGTACTATTGATTCCAGTTCAACTGTCGGATTGACAGCGGGCGGGGCAGGTACGAATGCTGTGGGACAATTTGTCAGCGAAGTCACCATCCGATAAATGAAAAGACTAGTTGCTACAATGGTACTACTATCATTCGCTGGAACTCCAGTGATAGCAGTACCTGTGGTGCCTAATTTCACTCAAGGATCGATGACCTCCCACACGGAAACGACTTCTAAGGTAACTGAGACCATAAATTCTATGGACTACGCTACTGGTTGGGTTTATTCGGTAAATGGCACAAACGTAAAACACGATGGTGGATCTATGACACCAGGCGTAAGTGAACAATCTCAAACTATTGATGGTGTGACTTCAAAATGGACAGGATTAAACGTAAATCAAAAACCAAACTGGACCCAAAATCAAGTGGGCAATGCATTCCAGTTCACAGAAACTTACTCTGGACCAGGACTCCAAAATCAGACAATTATTCAAAGGGTGACGGAGGTTACAAGCGTCACAGACACAACAAGTATCTTCCAACAATAGGTCTTGCCTTTGCACTACTTGCACCACAGATAGCACACGCATCTGATATTGGTGGTGTGTCTGCTACTGCATCTCCAATCGCGAATAGTTCAGGCTCAGTGACCAATCAGGCAATTCAGGTTTTACAAGGACCATATATTACTAATACTTATGGGGGTGGTATTCAATGTCAAGGTAGTACACTTAACATAACACCGTTTGCTACAGGTAGTGCATCTGGACAGAAACCTTGGGAAGATCAATGGTGGGATAATGTATATGATATGCGTGATCAAGAAGGTGCTACTGATGTAAATGGTGCAGTTACAGGAGACGGAGTGCCCGATAATCCAGGAAATATTTTATATAAAGTTCCAGTAAGAACTGGACAGAAGGATACATATAACCTATCACTAGGTGTAAGTGCCACTTGGTCTATACCATTAGATAAGAAAGCACAAAAGCAATGTAAGGAAGCAGCAGCAACACAAATATCATTGCAGCAACAACTCACTGCCAATAAAAGATTAGACTTTGAGATCGCGAGATTAAAAAATTGTGGTGAATTGATTCAGAAGGGAATCACCTTCCACCCTAAGTCACCTTATTATGCCATATGTGCCGACGTTATGGTGAACAACGTGTCATATATCAAACCACACGTACATCAAGTAGAACAAAAATCTACCTCTTCTTCATCTTCCGAAGTTCGCGAAGTGCCCGTGTCCTCATCCGCTGATGATCTTGGCGGTCCCTTTGAGATTGGAGACGTGGAGTCTTTCCGAGAGCAACCGAAATCTTCGTTATCGTCTTCTTCACAACAGGTTTCACCACTTTCAAAAGAAGATCGACAATCGGTTTTGCGAGCAGTGCAGACGTGGCAGCAACAGCGGCAATTGAACCAGTAGTAACTATTAGTCCTGCATTGGGAATGTTCTCTGTTATCTGCTGAGTCACAGTCAAAGGTTCAGTAACCTCAATACATTCTTTACCAACAAGTTCGTACGAAACTATCTTCTTATTACCCTGTAGGATCTTTCCTATGGGGTTTTTTAATTCTTGTGTCCTAGTAGGACATTCTGTACTAGGGATGTCTGGTACCTTTGTATCTGGTACAGTCAGATCTGGTTGTTCATTCTCAAACTTAGGTGGCACTATAGGAGGTGCCTCAAACTTTAGATCATCCTTGTTGTAGTCCATCGCATTAAAGGATGGCATACCTGCATCACAATATATTCTTGCTCCGCTATCATCGTCAGCAACTAAGTTACTATTCTTACCATCATCAGATGGATGTGCCTCTACACACCCAGGCATATCAACAATCGGTACTCCCACCTGTGTAGTAACGGGTGGGTAGATAGGGATTGCTTGAGGCATACTATTGATCCAGTCGTAAGTCTGAACCTCAGGTATCTCTAGTTTCCGTACTCCGATCTGTGGAATCTCTGTCATAATCTGAACTTATAGAAATAGACCAACCGTCTTCACCGAAGACTCCTTCTTCGATTACTCTAGGTAAGTTACGTTCTTCATCTCTTTTATCTAGTGCTTTGTGATACTCATCGATCTCTGAGTCGAGTTCGAGATTAAATTTTAGCAGTCTCAACCACATCAAAAGTTTCTCAAGGTAATACTTAATTAACTTTTTGAGGAAAGGACCGATCATTCAGTCATTTCCTCTTCGCAGTCATTCATACTGAGAGCAATCTCTCCACCAATGTCTGCACCTTTATTACCACCAAATAGAGCAACACCACCTGCTAGGATTGGACCAATAAACGGTACACCTGATAGGGCAGGAGCAGCAGCGGCACCGACACTAGCGCCTACCACGGCACCTGTCTGTTCTCCACCACCTTCCGCCTTGATACACTCTAGTTTCTTGGCAGATAACTTTCCCATTCCGTCAGCGGAACCACCTCCTAAATGGAGGTTACCATCCATAGTATATTGATTTGACTTTCTAATATTAGTGTTACCACCAATACCAAAGAATCCATTCTCTTTGTCAATGTATGTATCTTTACTCATCACTTTTGGATCATTACCTTTGTAGATAATCCGATAACCATCTTCTGATACAGATGCATCATAAGAACTATAGGGTCCTACTGGAGGATTCAATGTTGGAAGTGTTTGTTTGTTTGCAATCAGACCGATCATTCCGATGTGTGCTACACCGAATAATACACCTGCACTAACAGCGAACCATTTCATTACATTCCTG